CTGATTACGATATATCAATCAAACCAGAGGCAGGTAAGGTACTTGTATTCCCACCATTGTGGACATTTAGACACGCAGGACAAAAACCAATCAATCAACCAAAGTATATTATAGGGAGTTATTTACATTATGTCTGATTTTGAAAAAACATTATTATCTAATCTAATCCACAACGAAGACTTTACCAGAAGAACAATACCTTTCATTAAAGAAGATTTTTTTAGAAATAGAGATGAAGTAACTCTATTTAAAATTATAAATGCTTTTGTTGTTAAACTTAATTCTTTTTCATTAGATATGTTGTTATCTACTATAGATGCTTGTGAACTACCTGGGTTAATACTAATAGATCCTATAGATGAATAACCATTTAATGGGTCTGATGAAAATACAGTTAATTCAGAAACACCTTGTACTAAAACAGAACCACCAAGTGCTGATGAATCATTTGTTAATCTTGAAAACAAAGCATTTATATTACAAGTTTGAAAAGCTGCACTAAATTTTTGAACAAATATAATACCTGTAGATCCTTGTGGAGAAACAGTCATAGTTCCAAATTGATAACTATTTGCTGGTGGTGTAGGTAAATTATTATTACCACCAGTTGTAGGATCTAGATTAGCTACACAGGGTTGAGCTGTCCTAATAATTTTTTTACCATACTGATCAAACTGTGCTGACCATTTCATATCTTTTGCTGATGTATCACTACCATATTTAAAATTTGGATTTACACCAACACCGCTAAATATAGGTGCTCCATTTCTTGTAGAACTATATTCATTACCCCATTGTACGTTTAAACTACTTTCACCATCAGCTGCGCCTCTATATGAAAACCATTTAGTGCCAGATGTACCAGGATCCCAATGTATAGTTAATTGTGGATCTACATAAAACTGTGATATGTATTTAAATGCCCATTCTCTTGCATAAACTATTTGATCAGGAAATTTTGCCTCTGCTTCTGTTCTTGAATCTGAAGATGAACTTGTTACTCTATAAGCAAATGATGACGGTGGTGTTTTTTCTACACCTTGTACAGCTCCATTACCATAACTTGAAGCAAGTTGAACTGGATTATAAAAATCACCAAAACTTAAATATACTCTTTGATTTTCTTGTGAATTTAAATAATCAGAGTAAGCACCTGATGGACAATTAAAAGTACTTAATGTAGGTATTTTAGGATTAGTTACAGATACAGAGTTTGTTGGAGATATATTTGTACCATATGGGTATCTAGTTATAAGTCTGTATTCACCAAATCTATCTGGTGCATCACTTGGTGCTGTTCCTGATGGTTCTCTAAATGCTTGGTTTCTACCTACTACAAATAATTTTCTACCTATAGTTGTTAACTCTGGATCACTTTGTGTTTCTTTAGATTCCATCCATGATTCAAAACTATCATTTTTAGATGGAGTAGATCCTGTGCCTTCTTGTGTTATTGCAGAGCTTAATTGATCTTTGACACCTGTATTAGCAAAAGCACTAGGTGGTGTACCAATTGTAACAGAACTAGTAGAATTAGGCCTATCATATGTATTAGCATGAGCTCCACCAAACTGTATTGTATTACCTTCTACGTCAGTTGCTGTTTGCCAAGGTGAATTTACATCTTGTCTATATTGTAAATAAGCTGGCCATATAACACCAGGTCTATCATTAGGAGCTTGACCATAATTACCAAGTTCAAAATCTACAATAATATATGCACTACCACCTGGTGTATCTGTAGTACCCGCTGTAATACCAGCAGGCACAGCACTGCTACCACCTGTAGTTGCACAATCTGTTCTACCATTTAATACTACACCACTAGGACTACTAAATAAAGTTGATCCTAAACCTGAATTAGCTTCACCCATAGCAACTTTAGCATTTCTATTAGAGTTAGTCCATGTCCACCCTGTACAGTTTGTTGCACTAGTAGTTACACTCCAAGGTGATGCTACTGTAGTATTAGACAAACCACTTTTAGGTTCTCTATTAACTGGTGGTAATGTTGATGTAGTAACTGGATTAGTGCTACCTGTTGTAGCTGCTGCCCAATAAAAACCTGAAGATTCAGGTCCTTGATTTATACATATGTTTTTAATATTATAAAAACTATCATTTAATGCAAATGTTTCATACCCTTGGTTACCATTTACAACTGTAATACAGGTACCATCTGCTACACCACCTATTGTTGTATCATTTGTACCTGCGTCACTTAATGTAACGGTTAAAGTTACTGGTGTGTTTAGTGTAGCTGTAGGGTCTGTTACTACACCTGTTAAAGGATCTATAACTAAAGCCGGTATACCATTTGCTGGATCTGACGGTGTTTGTGTCATGCTCCAGGTTAAATCTTCTTGGTTTTTACTATTATCTTGACTACCATTTACACCAACAAAAGAGTGTATTAATGTAGCTCCAGGTTGAGCAATAATAGGATTAACACATGTTATTATAGGTGCTACGTTAAATAATTTTTCTGATAAAGATATTTTTGTTACTAATCCATTTTGTGAACCACTGTCATTATTTTGTACATCAAAATTAAATGTAAAAGAATCAATAACAGGTGAATCAGGACTATAATAAAAATAAACACCACTAGCTATGGTTATTACGTATTTATCAGGTGTACTAACACCATTTCCAGGCGTTCTAGTTAATACAAATTTATTTGTTACATTTTCTCCATTACCATTTATTACTGAAAAACCAGATGTTGTATCAATATTACTGTTTATTACAGGAAGCTTAACACCTGAAGCATCCGATGTGTATGGAAAGAAAGGTAAAGGTGTATATGAACCACTACTATATGTTGCGGTTGGTGATGCACCTGGAGTAATATCTTCTGCTAAATTAAATGTCCAAGTATCAGGCGCTAAAGACATGTTTTCATCTGTAGTAAAGTTTTTAATTACTGCAGAACCTTCTTTAATAGCTGTATTTAATTCAGATACTGTACCAGATGAAGATGTTTCCCAATATATATCTAATCTTGATTCAACTGGTTCTGTTTCATAAATACTTAAAAACTGAGTTTGATCATCTGTAACATTTGTAGGTGCTTGTGTACCAATAGGATTTGATGGGTTGCTTATAGATATTCTAGCTAATGAAGGGTTAGATACAGTTTGATAGATAGAACCAAACTTAACACCAGTGGTATTATCAAACATATTGTTTTGATCTGATATAGTAGATACTGTATCTGATATAGCAATATTAGTAGCTGTGTTTACAGGGTTAAATTGATAATTATATGTAGGTGTAGCATTTGAATGTGGTGCTATTCTACCAAATAACTGTACTGAGCTTCTAAATTGTTTTTGTTCTGGACCTACCTCAGATAAATCTCTAGGTACTTTGTTTATATTATCATTTAACAATGAAATAAATGAAACTGTATTTACTGGATCAGGTGCTGTAGATTGTTGAGCAGCTGTTAGGTTAGGATAAAAATTCATAATGCTTGGTAAATAAACATTATAATATTCTTGCTCTGTTTGTTTAACAACTATTTTATAACTATACCAACCAAGTGGATTATATTCTGTACTAGTCGGATCTCCATTATATAAACCCGGCCAACCTGTAGTAAGGTTATGAGGTCTATTTTCATCTATAGGAGTATTAAAAAGTATTTTAATAGAATCACCAGGCCATTGTTGTATTCTATTTTGATTAGCCGTTGTGTTAGAAACTTCATTATATGGAAAATAAACTGTATCACCTAATAAAGTTAAATTATCATTATCTGTTGCTTGTGTATTAACAGATGATAGTATAGTTGTCGATGTTCTACCATATCTATCAGATAACACAACACCAACTTGATAATTTCTATTTTGCTTAACAGTGTGCATAGGATATTCTCTTGACACTGTTCTTTCTATCGGTCTTGGTACTGTTGGATCATCTGCTACAAAGGTTGTATATTTATCAGATACAGCTACATTATAATCTAATGTTTCAGGCGGTGTATGTTTGTTTTGAAAATTACCATATACTAACCTATTACTTATTATTTCTTGATTATGAGCTCTAACAGGCGCTTTATCATATACTCTAATTAATTCAGATTCAGGTAAAGTTTTATAAGGTTTATTACCTTGATAATTATATTCTATTGTTGTAGCGGTGTTAAATCTTTCATAACCAAAGCTACCAGTTCTTGGTATTACGTCTACAACTTGTACAGCTAAAGCATCTGATTCTTTATATAAAATTTCTATTTCATCGATTTTTAATGAATCAAATAAATTAACAGCTTGTATACCATCATTATTAATATCTAAAGGTAATGGTATTTGTAAAAATATATTGTTAACTTTGTTTTCCATAAAATCAACAACAGTACTTCTATATGTAGCTTGTTCATCTGTAGTGTTACCTGTTGGTGTTGTTTGACCTATAAAATAACCATCTTGTTTAGGTATAAATGTTGGCTGCGTAAATGGTGCCATAATTGAATAATTACCATCTTCATATTTAAAACGATAACTAAATCTTACAAATTTATCTTCTAAAAAATCAGGATCTCCATTAAATTTAGGATTATAATTTGGATTTGTTGTTAAACCAGGAAAATCTTCGTTATATGTGCCACCAGGATTCATTGGTGTACTAGCATCCTCCATGCTTGTTACCCAATAACTTGGAGATGTAAGAGCTGTTAATGTGTTTTGGTTAAAATAAATAGTAGTGCCTGCAGGTATATCTACTGTTGTTGTTGCTAAAGGTGTACCAGTGGATAAATTAGATCTGTCTATTAATGTTATTTGATTACCGTTTGCAAAACTTTGTAAAACAGTATCAGCTGGTATACCAGGTACTACTACTCCAGCTGAATCTACAGCTGTTATAGTAGCACCAATTAATGTTTTATCTACACCTAATTCTTTGGCTAATCCTAATCTATTATCAGCTTGTAATAATATTGTGCTACTACCAGTTGTTGTTATTCCATCGGTTAAAGCAGATCCTCCATTTGGTAAAAATGCATTATCTCTTTTGTGATATAACTGTATAGGTTGAAAAGGCGCATATGTTGCTACAGATATTTGATCTTCTGTTGTATAATAATTAGGAGTAGTAGCTCTATCTATATTAATTCTACGAGGTTGATTTCTATCATCTGTCCAAAATAAAATACCTTCTAATAAATTAACAGATAATATAGGAAAGTTTTTAGAAAAATTTAAAAAAGCACCTGTAAGTAATAAGTTAGTTTCATTACTTGCAACATTGTGTACATATATATAATTATTTGCAGTAGTAGAATAATTAATTGATTGAAAGTTATAATTTGTAGAAGATCTTTCATCATAATCAGTTAAAAATATATATATGTTATCATTA